CACTAATTACTTAGAGGGTTGTTAGTGCTAAGTTTTAATTCTTCTATCATAACATCTTGCACTTCATTTTCTTTTAATGCAATTGCTACTTGTTTTGATAATTCTGATAATATACTTTCTAATGTTCTAATAGTTTCATTAATTGGTGCTATAAAAGGTTGTATAATAAAGGGCTCTGGTATATCTAACATAGCTATCTGTTCTTTTATTTTACCTATTTCTTTAAACACTAAAGTTAAATCAGTAGGTATAATTTTATCATCTACCTTTTTAATTCTATCAATTAAATCTACTTTGTACTCATTCGCATATAATAATGCTTCGTCAATTTTCTTTTCTAACTCTTTATCTTTTTCTTTTAATGGTGTTAAATTTACTGGAGGTGTAGCCTCAATAGCGTCAAGTCTTGAGTTGAATTGACCCCATGTATAGAACCCTCCTCCTATAGCTCCAATCACTCCCAATAGTGCCGCATATGTGCTAAGTTTTTCAATTATCTTCATTGTCTAAGTGCCTCCAATTCAGCTAGTAATTTATTCTTTTTACTAGTTATATTTAGTAGTTTGACTCTGTGTACTTCTACAGGGTCATTATTTGTGTAGGAATCTAAAGCGACTCCTGCGTATATATCTCCCGAATAGGAAGATAAATCTATTTGTATAAATAACCCTATGTTTGCATTTTCATAAATGTCTTCAGCAGAATAAAAAGCTATCTGCTTGTAAACATCAAGGCTATTTTCTTTAAAAAATAAATCCTCTTTTGTTAAGTTTTGAGTTGTCTCTTTTGTAACTTTTGCTATTTGTTTAGCTATAATTTTTAAATTCTTATTTAATTTCTTTTCTACGTTTGCAACATCTGTAGCAACCCCGTCTTCGGTGTCCACTTTTTCCGATTGTATGTCTTCTTGCTCTCCACCCTCTTCTGTTTGTATCTCTGACTCCTCAGTGTCTTTGCTATCGGATTTGTTTTCTTCTGTGCTTTCATTCTTTGCTACTTGTTTTTCTTCCTCTACTGTTTCTGTTTCAGTAACTTCTTCCACTGTTTCTGTCTCATCTTCCTCAACCTTCGAAATGCCTTCTTCCTCCGTTGCGAAACTTTCCAGTGGTTCCTCAAACTCTTCAAAAGATTCCTCAGTAAGTTCGTCATTGAACTCCTCCTCAGTTATCTCTTCAAAAAACTCTTCGGCTGTTATGCCTTCATCTTCTAGAAACTCCATGAACTCTTCTTCCATGCCAGTCTCTTCTAAAAATTCAGTAAAGTCCTCCTCAAATTCTTCTGTGAATACCTCCTCTACCATCATTGGTGGAGGCTCCATCATAAACTCGTCTTCAAAAAATACCGTTTCTATCTCCGGCATTTCTTCAAAACCACCCATATCAAATTCTTCTATTGAAGGTAGTTCATCTATATAAACTGTTTCTATATCTTCAAAATAAAACGTGTCATCAAATTCTACTGGTATTTCAAATATAGGTAAATCTTCTTCATACCAATTAAAATCATCCGGTATGTTTTCTACTATATCTGTAATATCACCATCGATGTCGTCTATAACATCTTGTGTTTCTTCACTTATAGGGGGTATATAAGTATAAGTAACATCTAATGTAACATTATCTACATCTGGCCCACGATGATAGTTATCATAAGTTGTACCTGCAGTTTCATTGTACAGCTCTGCTCTTATTGTAAAATCTGTTTGTGTATTCGAGCCTTGAGTATAAACATTTGTATAGTTTGTAAATGTACCGCCATTCATTGACCTATTAGGGTGGTGGTCATTTATCTCTCTAACTTGTGTAGATACTGAACCATCAGAACCTGTAACAGTTTGTTTAAGAGTAAGTGTGTTTTCAATACTGTTCCAAAACCATACATCTGCCGCCATGGTTGATGTAAAACCTTGATTAACTTCTGATTGTGTCAAGTGGCCATCACCAACCAAATCTACATCTTGATATACATTATCTTCCGTATGACCTTCAAATGCTAGTACACCACCAGTATCATCCATGCCTGTTTGATATGGAAATCCATTCCAAGCACCATGAGTATGAATACCGTGGTCGCCATCTGTTGACCAACCAGTTGTAGTAGTATTCCCTCCAGTTCCAAATGTTGGATTGGTAAGAATATTACCAGTGTTCATTGTTTGTGCATTTCCTATATTGTAGATGCACAAAAAGGATAAAGCTATTGAAAGCCATATCCCGTAGTATAAATATCTCATTCAGCGTGTACGTTTATTATTTTTTTTTCTTCTGTTACTAAGTCAGTTTCAATAATTATATTATCTACTTCTTCTTGTTCTTTTAGTGTCTCTAACTTTGCTTGCTCTTCAGCTAGCTTTTTAGCTAGTTCTTCTTGTTCTTTTTGTATTCTTATAGCTTCCAGTTCAGCATCTATTCTAGACCTTGTTTCTAATTTAGATACGTATTTTTCATAATCTGGTCTTTCAACATCATACTTATTCCACTGTTCTATAGCATCTTTACCAATCTTACCCTCAAAAGGACATGGTGTGCCTGCCATAAGCATTGCTTCAAAAACTCTTTCATCTTGGCATAGTAATGATACTGCCGCTACTTTCATCCCGTAATCATATAATACTTTAGATAATTTTATACGTTCACAGTTTAAATCTCTTACATGCTTTCCACCAGATACGCCAAAACCCAAAGTAGAAACGGAGCCACTGATACCCATGCTACAAACATCTTGAGACATTGCAGAGTATGATGGAGAGTTAGCTGAGTTAACGGGTACATCTGACCCATTTGTAGTTGAAGTAGTTGTGCT